CCATCAATTGTTATATTGACTTCTTTAATTATTTGGCAACCAATATTTTTAATCCATTTAAACTCATATGGTCTATATTCGTAATTAGTATCTATATCAGTATAAGAATATTTTAAAACAGGACTCCATATTCTTGGTAATTTTATTACTAAATAAATATCCATTAGTAAATCTCCATAGCGCATAATTTTAAAACTAAATTTAGAAATTTTTGTAACATCTAATTCAGTTTGTCCTATTTGGTCAAGTCTAAATTTTTGTAATCCAAAATTAGTATATTTAGAATATGTTGACTTAAAAAAACTTTTAGTTGGATTACCCGTCAGAATAATATTTTGATTTCCTAATGCTATTAAATTTAATAATCCACCTGCCATAATATTAATTAATATAACATTATAATTTTTATTTATGTCATAATATATTTTAATTTTTTTTATAGTAATTAAAATATATAGTAATTAAAATATATAGTAATTATAATTATTATGGCAGAAAAAATTATTAATGGAGAGAATGTTAAAACATTCATTGATAAGTTAAATAAATCAGAAACTCTGATAATAACGCTAGGAATTATTATATTATTATTAATAGTTTTAGTTGGTTGGATATTTGATAGATTAGGATTAAAAGAAAAATCATGTACTAAATTAGATATATATTATCCAAAATTAACAAACGAGTCTTATTTTAATAATAGTAATTTTATTAAATCTAGTGCTTCACCTCTATTTGATAATTCAAATAGTACATTGATTAATTATCATGTTAAAAGTGCTTATAATTGTTGTTGTGGAGATAGTTATAAGAATAATTTTGTTGCCTTATGTGCTTTAGAAAAATGTATAGGTAATGGTTGTAGATTCTTAGATTTTGAAATTTATTCATATAATAATGATCCAATTGTTGCTTCATCAACAGCAAACAGTAATTATATTAAAGAAACATATAATGCTTTATTATTAAGTGAAGTATTGACTACAATAACTGAAAATGCTTTTGATGGAGTTAAAACTATATGTGCTAATGACCCGCTAATATTAAATTTTAGAGTAATGAGCACAAATGTAAGTATGTTAGAAAAGTTGGGAGATTTATTTGAAGAATATTTTGATAGAAGTATTAATTCAAATTTTTCATTATTAAAAAATTATAAGGATGCTTCTGTATTAAGTATTAAAATGAAAGATTTATATAGAAAAATCATAATTATTTGTGATTTTAATCCTGAACCCAATATTATTATAAATCCTAAATTAGTAAAGTTACAAAATTACATTAATTTAAGAGGTAAAAGTTTATATTGTAATACTTTTAGATATAATGACATTGTTGCTAAAAATGGCAACTCGCAATTTATTGAAGATACAAAGAAAAAATATACAATAGTATTACCAAATTTAGATAATTCAATTAAAAATTTTGATAGCGTTAACTCTTTTATTAATGGATGCCAAGCAATTTGTATGAAGCATCAAAATTTAGATAGTAATTTAGCTGGTTATAATGAACAATTTGAAATAGATGGAATATTTTCTTGGATACTAAAAGATTTAATGTTAATAAATGTTGCGCCAGCATCTCTTGCTACTCCTTCAGGTGTAAGTATGAATAGTTATTCAACTGCTAGCATTACAGGAAGAATGAGAGCTAGATTTGGCGGAAGATAAATATATTTTTGCTATATTTTATTATATTTTTTGCTAATTATATAATATATAATTATAGTATATATATTATAATATTATGAAAGAATCATATGAAGAAAAAGAATTGAAAATATTAAGAAATGCTATTGATAATGCTACATATATTATTGGGAAAAAATTAGTCCAATCAGATACTATTAAAAATATTATTGAAATTTTAGAAACTTTTTTGCGAACGCATAAAATTTTATGTTATGGTGGAACTGCGATTAATAATATACTACCTGAACAATATAGATTTTATAATAAAAATATTGAAATACCTGATTATGATTTTTTTTCTCCTTATGCTATGGAATATGCGAGAGATTTAGCAAACATATATTATAAAGCAGGTTATGAAGAAGTAGAAGCAAAATCAGGAGTTCATAGCGGAACATATAAAGTTTTCGTAAATTTTGTACCAATAGCAGATATTACTTTTTTAGATTATAAATTATTTCAAAATATTACTAAAAAAGCAATAAAAATAAATGGAATCAATTATTGCCCACCCAATTTTCTACGTATGGCAATGTATGTTGAATTATCTCGCCCAATGGGTGACGTATCTAGATGGGAAAAAATATTAAAACGTATTATATTATTAAATAAAAATTATCCACTAAAAGGCATATTCTGCGATAAACAAGATTTTCAAAGAAAATATGAAGGAACCCAAGAGGACCAAAATAATATATATGAAATTACTAGAAATTCATTTATTAATCAAGGTTTAGTTTTTTTTGGAGGTTATGCGTCAACACTATATAGTAAATATATGCCATATAAAGAAAGAAAACAAGTTACTAATATTCCAGATTTTGATGTATTAAGTGAAAATCCTGAATCAAGCGCCACTATTTTGAAAGAACAATTAAACTATGAAGGTTATAAAAATGTAAAGATCTTTAAAAAACAACCAATTGGCGAATATATTGATGTTCATTATGAAATTGTTGTAAATAATGATGTAATAGCATTTATTTATAAACCAACTGCTTGCCATAGTTATAATTTAATAAATATTAATGGACAAAAAATAAAAGTAGCATCAATAGATACTATATTAAGTTTTTATTTAATATTTATCTATGCAAATAGACCATATTATGATGAAAACAGATTATTGTGTATTGCTGAATATTTATTTAAAGTTCAATTAAAAAATCGACTTCAACAAAAAGGGTTACTCCGAAGATTTAGTGTATTATGTTATGGAAAACAAAAAACACTTGAAGATATGAGAGAAGAAAAAGCAAAATTGTATGCCAAAGTTAGAAAAAATGAAATACCGCGCAATTCTAAAATATATAATATGAATTTTTTTAGATATATACCCAAAGAAGATTATAAATCAATAAATAAATCAAAGAAAAATATGAAACATCATATTAAGCATACAAGGAAATATAAAAAATAGTAACTTATGTTTTGTAAAATATACATTTTCCATGTTTTATTGTTTTTGCCAACTTATATTTATTACATGAAACTTTTCTAGATTTTAATTTTATTAAATTAACACTAGTATTAGTATTTAATTTATTGTTTATTTTTTTGTTTATTTTTCTTTTATTAAAACTCTTATTTACATAACTTATATAATGTAAAAATAATTTGGTATTATTTATTTCTGGATGTCCTTGATATCCAAAAAATGGATATTTTTTATGTTTTATTATTTCTATAAACTCTTTGTTATTTTTATCTAAACTACTAGCAATAACTTGATAATTTTTAATTCTGTTTTTTTGGTCTGATGCTAATGCTAATGAATTATTATGAATTAGTTTTTTTGTTTTATTAAAATTCTTTTTAAATAATTTACCTAAATTGCTGTTATTAAATTTTGGTATTGTTTTATAATCATTATATGCGTTTACATTAATAAAAGTCCTTTTAATATTTTTATTTGTTAAATTATAATTTTTTTCAATCAGTATCATATTTTCATAACCATGACATATTGCTAATATTGGTATTATTATATTATTATTAGCAAGTGATTTGATTTTTTTAACTATGTATTTTTGTGTTAAAAAATGTTGCTTTATAAATTTATTATTATATAAATTACCTAATTGACTTCCAGGAAATAATAAACCATCTAAATTATATAATATTTTATTTAATTCGACTTTTTTAATAGTATACGGAATTATAATATAATCAATTGAATTTTGCTTTAAAAAAGTTATTAAAGTTTCTTTTAAAAATATTTCATTTGAAATAGCATTTTTTATATAAGGTGTTGCTAAAATACCTACTATAGGTTTGATTTTAATCATATTATTATTAGTAAATATATTTACATAACAAAAAATGAAAATTACTTAGTACTTGTTACTTGTTACTTGTTACTTATTATATTCTTTTAAAAAGAATAACCATAAAGGGATACATATTATTGCTTTAGGCATAAAAAATATAAAAATATAATAAATTTATATATTTTTTAAATTGACTATTAACTAATTTTTAATTTTTTATTTTTAATTTTAATTTTTAGTAAATAATATTTATAGTCTTGGGAAACCAACCAAGTTAGCACCAATACCAAAACCAGCACCCGATCTAGCACTTACACCCATAGTTGGAATAAAAGTATCTAAAATAGAGAAGGTGGCCGCCGCCATTAAAGCAATAATAGCAATTTCTTCCATTTTCAATGGTTTTTGTGGAATGACGAAAGCAACTATTGCAACCATTAGACCTTCAATTAAATATTTCACAGCTCTTTTTACTAATTCACCCATACTGAAATTCATTTTGTTTTATAATAATACTCAAGAAAAAAATTATATTTATACACAATTTTATATATTTTATTTATTTATTTAATTAAATAAATAAATTTACCTAAATATATAATTTATATTTTTAACATAATTAATTATAATTAAAGTTATTTAATATATCTTTTAAATAAAATACTTAAAATTATATTAAAATACTATTTTATAAAATGTTTAATAAAAAATCTTCTAAATCTAAAGACAAAGACAAAGACAAAGACAAAGATAAAGATAAAACAGCAAATAATTTAGAAAAAGCAAAATATGTTGATTTATTAGATGAAGATAAACCAATTAGTGGTCAAAAATATGTATGTCTAAGTTTTATCTCTCCTGAAGACCATATAAAAAATAAAGAATTATTTTATTTTGAAAAATTTCTAAAGAACTTTGAGTTTAAAAAAACGTTTGAAAAATATACACAATTTTTGAATTTTTTAGCATTCAAATATAGTTTAGATTTTAATAAATTAAGCAAAGATATGGAGGAGTTTGTAGAAGAAGAAAAAGAAAATCTATTTTTAACTACCTTAGATGATGAATATAAAACATTTATTGATGCTAAAGAAGAACAATTACAAAAAGAATATAATGAGTTACATGAATTTCAAACAAATACAAGAGGTATTAAAGTGCGTGGAGTATTTGGTTCCCAAGAAGAAGCAGAAATGAGATGTAAGATGTTAAGAGAACAAGATCCAAATCATGATGTTTATGTTGGAGCAGTAGGTATGTGGATGCCTTTTCATCCAGAAGCATATAAAACAGGACGCGTTGA